TGGATCTTCCTCCCAAAGTTTATCTAGTTCTTTGGAATTCAAATCGTTGTTAATTTCAGCATTCAAAGTAACTACTAAAGAATTTAAATCTTCCATCTTTGTTGAATACTGTTTTTTAAGACGATCTTCTTCGGATTTAAGCTCTCTTTTTTCAATCGCTATCTCCTCAGTTTTTCGTCTATAGTCGGCATCTTTTTGATAACCTGCTTTCAATTCTTCAAGGTCAACATCAATCTTTTCACCATTAACAATAACTTGGTGTAGATCGGTTGTTTGTTCTTCAATTGCATTCTCATCTTGGGATGCTTCTTCTACTGGAGCTTCCTGTTCAGGTTGAGCTTCAGGTTGTTGTTGAACTTCTTGATTATCTTCAGCTTTTGCTTCTGGTTCTTTCGGTTCAACTGGTTTTGCTTCTTCTTGAGATTTATTGATAACACCTTTTGTGTCCATTAAACCTTCAATATGTTTAGCAGCACCTTGTATTGTTGCGTTTGACAACAATGGATTTGAGTCAGACATTTGTCCTCCTTTTGTTAAGCTGTCTTATGACTTGGCTTATTTTAACTGTGTAGTTAAAATTTTGTTTTAGTTTGTTGTTGTCTGAAATCTTCAAGTTGTTTCTCTGCAAGTTTTCCTGTTTCAATTAAAGTTTGCAGATGTTGTTCAACTTTACCAACAACATTATAAGCGACCCATAATTTTTCTCTAGTATCGCTTTCTTTAGCACCAGTTTTCTCTAATAGTGCTTCAGAATAAAGTTTTTTTAGAGATTCAATGGCTTCTATAAAAATTTTATTCTCTAGTATCTGTTTGGCTTGGTTGGATCGGCTGATTTCCTCCGATCTCCTTGCCTGGTCTTTGAGTTTCATCTAATCCCTGTACTTGTTTGCTGAACATATTAGCAGATTGTTGTGCTTTTTCAAGAATCTTAGATTGATTTGCCATCATCATCTTATCTAAGTCTGCATCTGCTTTTATTTTAGTGGTGTCTAATTGTGTATTGTATTTTAAACCCATTTCTTTTATTTTTGCTTCAAAATCTAAAGCCATTTCCTCTGCTTTTTGCTGTAATTCTTTGTACTGTAACTCAAGATCAGCAATTTTTCTTTTATTTTCTGCATCAATTCTAGTAAATTCTATTTTTTCAATAGGAGTTAGAGGTGGAGGACTAGGTGGTGGCATCATTTGTTTACCAATATCAGGATTAACAAAATAACTTTCTACGTTTTTAAGTCCTGCGTTTTCAATTACTTTAGATAAAGTGTTATAAATATTTTTTAAATTTACCATCGGAAACTCTTTACCACCCTGTAATTGAAATGCTTGTATTTGTCTTTCTAAAATACTGTTTAAAATTATAGTTTGTTGTTCTTTTGATCCTGTACCAAGACCCACAACAATTGATATATTAAATCTATCTTTCCATTCTGTAGGTTTTACAGGAACATAAATATTATTTATCATTACAACTCTTTCTTTATCTTGATATTTAACCATAAGTTCAAATATTTTTTTAAATAAATCTTTGACACCTGTTTCAGCAAATATTCTTGCAATCAATTCTGAACGCATTTGTGTTTGTGTCATTAAAGTATTAACACCAGTTGCAGTTTTTGAATTTAATGTATCTGCATCTAAACCTTGTGCAGATTTTGTAATACCAGTTCTTGCTTCTCTAACTGTATCTAAATAAGATAATAATGGAAATGCTTGATTAGATATTGGTTGAGCTTGTAAAGGTTGCATTACTTGATTTGGCGGTTGTTTAGTTCTTACAACTCCACCAGGTCTAGTTGTTAAAAGATCATCCATATTTACCATACCATCCATTACTGCAACTCTATTGTTGTTAGTTAAATACATATTATCTAACAACTGACGCATAACAGTTGATTTCATCAATTGAATATCTTCTACTAACTCAGAAACTGATCTACCATAAAATCTATGTGGCATTGGTATAGGAGTAATAGTTACAAATGGAATATTATCACATGGCATATTTTCTAAAACAATAGACCCATTATCACCTGCTGAAACAATTTTTCTAAGTTCTGCTATACCATCTTCATCTTGATCGTATCTTACATAAGACTCATAAATTAAAACTTTTGTGCTTTGACCTTGTGTATAATTATCTACAGGGTATTCATCTACATTTCTTTGCCTGACCATATCTTCGGTATTATAAATATCATCACTAGAAGCTGGAAGATTTTTTACTTCTTCTTCATCATAACCCATAGCAACTAAATCTGATCTTGACATTAAAACTTTATGAGAAACAAAATCTGCATCTTGAATTGTTTTAGCATTACGATCAATTAAAAATTCTTCTGGTGGTACAGATTCAATTTTTATTTTTCCATGTTTTTTTGTTCTTTTAATTTTACAATTATACAAAGTAAAATCTTTTTCATTAGCAGGTGGTATTTCTAAACCTTGTTCTTTGTATTGTTCTAATAATTTATTAAATTCTTCTTTAGCTTTTTCATCTATAAATTCTTCTTCATCAACTACTTCTATTTCGTCTTTAGTGTCGTTTAAAGCATCTTTATCCGCTTTAGATAAATTTTCATAAGTTTCAAACTCAACAGTTTCTGATTCATCCCAATAAATTTTTAAGAAACCATTTTTTTCAATTAATGCGTCTTTAAAAAAATTATATAATAGTTGGAAGCCATCATTGTCTTTGTAAAACACATGATTTAAATATGCGGTTGCTTGTTCAGCTAAAGGCACATCTTCAGCAGTTACAGGTTCGCACTTAACTACTTTATCGGATGCTGTAAATATTCTTAATAAGTTTGGTAAGATACTTTCAATTGTATCAGATACATCAGTTGATACGACTTGTGAACGACCATCTATTTCTGTTCCAAGTTTATCGCCTAAATAATATTCAATAGATTTTTTTCTAGCTTCAGAAAGATTACCACCTAAATATCCTAAAGAAGTTTCAATGTGATTGCTTAAAAGTGTTTTTAATTTTAAATCTAATTCAGCCATGTTAAATTATGTAACTTGTATTAACTTCAATTTGTTTTTTCCAATTTGTCATTTTACCACCAACAAAAGTACAACCATACCTAAAAGCATCTGCTGGATGACTGGCAAAATTATGTATGGGTCTGTTTTTAAAACATTGATTTTTTTCATCCCATTTTTTTTGATAAGCCTTCAATGCTTCTACTCCTTGATATGTTTTTTCTTTATCAAAATAACATTTTGGCAGATTTTTTCTAACTGCTTCAATACCATCTTCAATAGAAAGTTTAGGAGCTATATCAAAAGATATACCCAATTCTAGTGCAGATTCCAACCTTGATTTTCCAAAAGCTCCTAGTTCCCTAACTTTTATATCATGTGGAGCTATATGTCTATCATATTTATAAGGTTTGGAGTCTAGCAGGTCAGCATAAAAATCTAATCCCTCACCAGAGGATTCTTCATAATCAATAACTCTTATTTCATCTTTGTACCTTTGAACAAACCAAATAGCTGTAGAATCTTTAAGACCCAAATCCCACCATGTTTCTACATCTAAATTTTTATCATAAGGCACACTTGTGATTTTTTTGTCTTTTTCTAATTGTTCTATGATAGCACCATAATATGATCCTGTTATTGCAGCTTGAAATGAACATTCAAACTCTTGGTCGTATAAATCTTCTGACATCATTTCTTTAGCAGAGTCTAATTCATCTTGATCTAAAATGCCTGTTTGAGATGCCTTAAATACCCCTGTCCACCAATCTTTTTGATTTTGAGCATCTTTGTGTAATTTATAAAAATAATTTTGTCCTTTGGGTGTGCCAATGAAAATACACCATCCTTTTCGGTCTGCCAATGCAGGTCTGATAATCTCTGGGAATATTGTTGGAGATATGCTTTGCGTTTCATCCATAACACAACCATCTAAAAATATACCTCTTAATGCCTGGTCATTCTCCGCACCTAGAATTGTAATTCTTGCACCATTAGGAAAATCACATCTCAATTCTGATTCGTTAAATTTTACAAAAGGTATATTCTTGCCGAAATTTTTTATGTAATCCCATGCAGTAGATTTACCTTGTTTAAATGTTGGCGAAATAAAGGCATATCTTGGATTTGGATTTTGATTAGTTAAAGCATCTCTAATCATGTGATTAATACACATCACAGTTTTGCCAGACCTCCTATGTGCAACTATTACGTTAAATCGTTGCTTAAGCATTTGTTTGTGCAAAAATTTTTGTAATTTTCTTGGTGTGTATGGAATTGTGATTTCTGCCATTTTTAAATAAAACCCCCCTTAATGAATAGTTTTATTTAGAGTATATTGCAATGGATTTATTCCTAACTCCTCAATCATGTAATTGCTAAAATCATGTGCTTCGTTTAAATCATTAAAACCATCAAAGTGTATTATAACAGAATTGGTTAATTCTGAAATTACAACTAAAGCATTTATCTTTGGTTTTTCATTTTTAAACATAATCAGCTCTCCTTGTTTAGATATATACACCTCCTAACGTAATATGAGAAGCGCAAAAATGCGCAGAAGGCGACACCCTTTCCAAAACCCCCCAAAAATAAATGCAACTTTTAGTTATTAGTGATAATCACCCATTATAAGTGCAACTTAACAAGCGAATAAATTAAATTATATTAACGCAACAAGCGAAAACAGGCGAACTTACAAAAAAAAATCGCTTATATGATGTCAGGGCAAGTTTTTGCAAAGAGGATGGAAAATATCTATCCTTCAAGTGTAATTAATATTGATTTTATTGATTTATTTATCTGACCACTTCACCACTAAAGGTTGGTTGTCATGGTTTGCTAGTTCTAATTTCTTAACATTGTCATTGTATTTTGGCAACAATTTACTAGCTTTCCATTTAGTTAAAGCAACCGCTTCTTTAATTAAATGACTTGTAGCAAGGTCGCCTTTGCCATTTGCCTTAAAATCCTCAATGGCTTTCTTTAATTCTGCTGCGCTTTCAGATAATAAATAATCAACCCCATCTTGTTTGGCTAATTCGTATTGCTCCCTTACTTTTGGCTTTTTGTGCATTAATTGACGAAAACCCTCCCATGAGAGATTTAAGTCTTTTAATATGTTTTTAATGCCATTACCCAAAGCTAATTGACAATAAATCTTATTTAAAACTTCATTTGTAAATTTAATATTATTCATGTTATTTTATGTATTGACAAGCTATTGACAATATATTATAAATTTGTTATGTATTACATATACATAATAAAACAACAAAAAGAAAGGTTAATATAATGATAAATACAAATATAGTTAAAAAATGGAACTATGGAAACTATTCAAGCAATAACTATGGTTCTCATTCTTTAGCATTTTCGGACAACTTCGGAAATACTTATTACTTCAGTTATGACACTTTAATCGCTTTTATAGGTGATGAGGGTCTAGTAATTCGTAAAAATGACTGGGGAACAACAACAGGAAAGCATTTAAACTGGATCAATTCAGATAAAAAAATTAGAGTTAATTCAGAGGTATTTCAAGCTAAATTAAAGGCTTTAAGAGATAAATATAATGCTATTGACAAACAATAAATATAATGCTATTGACAATTAAAAGAAAGGGAAAACATGACAAATGAAGAAATAAAAAAAAGAGTTGTTTTAGATATGAAAAATGATGATCAACTAAAACAATATGTAAAAGATATTGAAGCATTACCTCAATCTTCTTTTGATACTTTAATCAAGGCAATAGACAAAGCATATAACAAGGTGAAAGAAAGAAAGGGGAACTAATGAACGACTTCAAATGGATGCTTATTTTTGGTTTAACTTTTGTAATAGGTTTTACAAGTTTAGGCTTATATATCTTACACCTTTGGGCGATTGGTGGGTTACAATGATAAGAGCAATATATTTTTCACTTTGCTATTGTTTGGCTATGTTTGGACTGTTAGTTGTAACCCAAATTAATATCAAAGTAGGCTTTTGTATGTTTCTTTTATTTCTAGTAAAATTTTTATTAATGATACCAAAATATCAGGGGGAATGATGACACTTAAACAACAAAAGATTGACTTTGCTAAAAATAGTTTAGATAGTATTTTTGATGACACTAAGTTAGTCAATGAAATATTATTTGAATATTTTTTTAAGCAAGTCAAGTATATGAATAAGAAAGAATTTAAACAGCATTTAATTGATCTAAACATAATTGAGGGGGAATAATGAGTGTGCTAGATAGTAGGGATTTAGAAGAAGAACTAAACAACCCAGATACAAATGAAGAAAGAAAAAAAGCAATTCAAGAACTAAAAAAAGAAACAAAAAATTATGGTTGGGAACATGGTATATTTTTTGTTCCTGAAATGGAATGGCAAGATTATTGTCAAGATTTTGCTGAAGAAACTGGTTATCTTGAAAATGTAACTAATGGACATACAAACCCATTGTATAATTGCATTGATTGGGAAAAATGGTCAAATTCAATGGCTATGGACTATTCACAATTAGATTTTGAAGGAACGACTTACTACTGGAGGGAAGCATGAAGTGTTTAGATTGTGGTTGCAATGAAGGAACATTGTTAAAAGAATTTGACAATGAGAAGAACTATAGTTGGTATGAGCTATCACAAATGACTGAGGTTTGTGTTAGTTGTGGAAGTGAAAATATAAAAATAGAAGAGGAGGATAAATGAAAAAATATAAAGTAATTATGTCAACAAGCTATGCACATGAAATATATATTGACGCAAAGAATTATGATGCTGCAATAGAACAAGCTAATTCTATGAGCCAGGAAAAGATAGAAGAACAAACAATTAGTAAGTGGGATGTTCCAACTTTTCCAACAATTGTAGAAATAAAGGAGGACAAATAATGGTAAGTAAGTATTTGACAAGAAAAGATTTAATAGATGCTAAGATTAATTCTTTAATAGAAGTTCAAACTTATATTGAACAAGAAATAGAAAGGTTAAGTGCTATATCTAAAGGAATAGATATAAAAAAAAAAGAAACACTTAAAGTTTTTTCAGATTGGGAGGAAAGAAATGGTTGAGCAAAAAGAACAACACTTTGAATTAATAGATAAGAACAAACAAAAAGCCTATGAAGAACAAAAAGAAATGCGAAAAGAATGTTCCGATTATGTTTTAAATTGTTCTGTTTTTCATCTACAAACAATATATCAGCTAATAAAAGGGTTGAGTGAAAGAAAGGGTTAAAGGTTATTTAGAATATAAGCTAGACCTTGAACTATGTGGGGTAAATACTTTTGAAAAAGATACAGAAGTTAGAAAAAGGTATGAAAAATACTTACAAGATAAACAACAAACTAACAACAATATTCCAACAAGAAATACAAACGAAACAGCAAAGACAAATGATAGCTCAGACTTATTGGAACATAAAAAAAGGGAGGATAAGGGGTAGTTAGAAAGAAAGGTATTTGAAAGACTACCCCCTATTTAATTTCTATATAGAGTGTTATAACCTTATCGTTTATACTTCATCTTGATTTCATTAACAATATCTTTCTCAAACTTATTATTTTTTTCCACACTCATCCAGTATTCAGCAACTATCCTATCAACAGCAGCTTCTTCATAATTGTTATCCCTTAAATAACTTATTAGCCTTAGCAAGGGGGGGTGCTTAACTTGATTTTTACGATTTCTGTCTATAGCTCTTTTGTATTGAAAATTAGAATGCTTTCTAATTTTACTTAACTCATACTTTATAGTTTCAATTGGAACATATTTCTTATTCATACTATTTAAATCTTTATAATATATCTTTATTTAGGTACATTTCATGTACCCCTATAGGTACATAAAATGCTTATTTGATTAGTTTTATCCCCTTTTTTTCCACAAACTTCTTTCTTACTTTATCCACATATATTTGTTTATGCTTACTAGACATCAACTTTCGCAGCTTAATATTACCACTTAAAATAGATTGAAAGTTTTCATCCCCTCTAAAGTAATATTTATTAGTTTTATTTTTACCTCTATTTTTCCATGTAATATAGCCAAATGTTTGTAGTCTGTCCAAATGGCGGAGCAAAGTCCTTTTGTCTTTTAAGCCCATTTTTTTTAAAAGGTAGGCATGACTAGGCACACACCCTTTCTTGGCTGTTCTGAGCCTTGTAAGGAGCATTAAAAGGCATTTTTCATGGGAGTTAAGAACTTCATTATCTATCAATGAATGGGGTACTTTTAAGAATGGCTCACTTTTCATCAAATACTATCTTTGCGTTAAAACTGAAAGAAATACGTTCATCAGTTTCGTTGTCAGAATGGAATGGATATACCGCATGACGTAAAGAAGCTGGGAATAAATAAAAGTCTTTCAATATAGGTTGTAATAAATAGTTGGAATTTGTGAATATATCCTCAGTTCCCTCAACAAACTCAATATATCCGCCAACTGAATGATGAGGTTTTGTATGTTTATATTCACTCATAGATTGTGGTAATTTTATGTAACCAACAGTTGAAATATCAGGTGAAATAAATCTATCCTCAAAATGAGTGTGGGTATGGCATGGGTTGAAATCTCCTGACTTTTGTACGTTGTGCCAAGCTGAAGTTATAATTACCTGTTTAACCTTTTTATTTTTATAATGGGATGTAGCATAATGAACAACTAATCTATCAAAATATTTCTGTTTCCATTTCAACATAGTATCATGGCTGATTAATAATTCTTTGTATAAATTACCAGCCAACTTATGACCGAACTTATGCTCATCAACTAACTTTGGGTCTTGTCTTATCTTTGTTAAATCATTGTAAAAATCTTTAACTAAATCATCTGGCAATTCTGATTTTAAAATTGTTGAGCCAAAAGGTTTAAGCAAAGCACACTTAACATCACTCATTTATAAATTCCTCCAATGGTTTTAATTTATTTAATGGTATCTTCCAAAAATAAGGTCTATCAGAAATATTCTGGTTTGTCCAAATGCCACATTTTTGACAATCTTTGGCTTGAATGTAGCCACATATATAAAAATTTGGAGTGTCATCTATTACTAAAAAATAATAATCTTCTGGTTGAAAATTAGGTCTTATTGTGAGGTATTTTTCAACCTTAGAATGTAATTGTGATTTAACTTGAACTGGCTTATTGTTTATGAGAATATCCTTACCATGATAATTATTCACAGAATGAGTGAAGTAATTAGAAAATTTTTTAGCAAGAGCCATTTCACATAACGAACCAGAGATGGTTTGACCCCACTTATTATATTGATTAGCCTTATATCCATGACCCCACTTTACTTTGTTTCTTATACTTTCAACCTCTCTCAAAACACCAGTCATAGCACCTTGTAATATCTCATACCACTTTAAATTAACTGATGGAAAATCCATATATTTTGGACATACATTATTTATAAATAAAAGCAAATTAATTATTGACATATTTGTAAATAATCTGTAAATAACCAAATCAGATGGAAGAAAGATTTACAGATACAGCTTGGACAGAGGGTGATTTTAACAAAGCAACTACCTCAGCAAGTCAAACATCTTTACAACTTTTTATGTGGTTTATAAAATATCATTTATCTCCACACTTAAAATTTAAACCTGAAAAACCATCTGTAAGTTTTGAAGCTGGTAAATTTGTCCATGAATGGTTTCAAGGAATATTAGTAGGATCAGCAAAAATTGAAGAAATTGAATTTCATTATAAAAATTTTATTAAAAGTGTTGATTTTGGTGAGAGGGGTAACGTAAAAGCAAAATTTATTTTAAAGCATATAAAATCATACGTTGAAAATCATTTAAAAGCTATTTTTGATATATCATTAAACAATAAAAGTTGGAAAGTTGAAACTCCTTTTTCTGATTGGTATGATGATAAATACATGGGTCAAACACTTAATATTGCAACTGAGGGTTACATTGATTGTGTAAATGATGGTCTATCAATAATTACAGAACATAAAAATAGATTTGGAAGTGTTAAATTGCAGCCATTAAAAAAAAAATCTACAAAAGAAACTATAAATAGAATAGGTGATTGGGTGTACTCAAAAAAACAAACAATTAAGCAACCACAATTTACACATTGCATCCAAATAGCGGTGTACTCAAAACATTTTAATAATAAATATACTCCATATTTAATTTATGTAGATGAGAATGATTATACAATATTTAAACCTGATAACTGTTGGGAGTTGACACCTGAAGGACTTCATTATTTTTTCAAAAAATTCATGCAAATAAATATACAAAGACAAGAACTGTTAAGATCAGCTAATGGTAGTATGAAAAGATTAGCTTGTTTAATTGGTGTGGATTGGTCTGAAATCAGAAATTATAAATCAAACTTTTTGTTAGAAAATTATGATGAAGAAGATATGAAAAGGTTAGAGGACTTTTATGAAAAACTATAAGGAGGGAAAAAATGTCAGATAAAATTATGCAAACACTAGCTCAATTGCAAACAGAAAACAGAAAACTAAAACAACAAGATAAGTTAAAAGATCAAAAACTTAATCAAAGAGATGAAGCTATAAGATTAGCTGATACTGAATATAAAAAATCTTTAGATGAATTGAAAGAACAAATAAAATTTAAAGACAAAATGATAAAATCACTAACAAAAAAGAAAGGTAAAAAATGAAAAACAATATATATCAAAAATTATCTAAAGCATCAGGTAAGTTTGTAAAAAAAGATGATAAAAAAAATGGTATGCACTTTAATCCATTATCACATGATGCGGTGCAAAGGGTAGCTTTAAAAGCATTAGCAGAAGAAAACTTATATCCTTACTGCACTTACAAAAATTTTTTAATACAAGATAATTTTGTTTGCACCACTTGTGTTATGACAATAGTAGATTTAGATTATGATAAAGAAAGTGTAGCTCTTAATATAAAAAGCACAGACAAAATTGTAATTGAAACCCATGCTATTGCAAAAGCAGATAAATATGGTTCTGGTAATGCTATGTCTTATGCTAGAAAATATGCTTTTTTAAATGCACTTAATTTAAAAACTGGTTTAGAAGATGAGCAAGAAGAAGCCATTGATAGTGAAGATGGTTTTCCTGCTGAACCATTAATAGTAGAAACAACTCATCCTGTTCCTAAACTTCATATATTTAAAAATGATGAAAAGATTGATGATCTTTATATTGCAACAAAATTAGAAGTCATTGAAAACAATAAAGATAAAAAGAATTCTACCGCCTTGAGAAGTGATTTAGAAAACCTCAAGACTAGAATATATAAAGCAAAAAAGTGGGATAGTTTTGTCAAATCAAATCTATATAAAAAATATTTCACTTTGCAAAATAAACACAAACCTAAAAGGAGTTAAACATGGCTGGAAATTTTGAGCTTAAAGAAGGTGAAGGTTATCTAAATAGAGATAACGAAAATCCTGAAAAGTTCTGGGGTTCATACAAAGTCAGTAAAGATATGAAAAAAGGTGAAACTATCAATCTTACTGAATGGATTAATACAAAACCAGATGGAAAAGTTGTTCACAAATTACAAGAAAGAAAACCAAAAGCAATGTAACTTGTAATAAATGGGGTGGTAGTTTTAGCTCCCTCTAGGTCGTAGTCTCACTACCACTCCTTTTAATTATGGAACTAATTATTTTAAATGATGGTCTGTATCACCTTATACCAGTTACAAAAAAAATGCTTGAGGGTATAGAATTATTTAATGAGATTAATTGTATGGACTTATGTGATTTGTTAAGAATTAAATTAACTGGTTATGTAGATACTATAAACTTACACATGATGAATGACAAAACTGGTTCGTTAATTGGTTGTATGTGTAGATAACAAAAGGAATAATATGAATGATGATAATATAAAATGGATAGATATTGGTGAAAAAATGGTCAAGCAAATGCTTGAAAAAAAACAGAAAGAATATGGTAGCTTTGATAATAATGCTTATGTCATGGCTAGTTTTTTACAATCAGCACTAGAAGTTATTAATGGCTATAAAGTTAAAGTTCCCATAACTATAATACCTCAACTAATGATTGTTCTTAAATTGACAAGGACAATTGATGATGGTAGTGGAAAGGATATTTATAAATTAGACACTCACAAAGATATTTCTGGCTATAATGATTTATTAAAAGAAATGTTACTTAAAATGAGAAACAAGGAGAACAATGACTAAAATATTTTATAGTCCTAGAATTAAAGAAATTATTGATTTTATGGCTATTTATTATGAAGAACATCAATGTTTTCCAAAGTTAGATGAGATAGGAAAGGCACTAAATCTGACTAAACAAAGGATAGGTATTTTATTAAAGAATGCTGAGAAGCTAAAGTTAATAAAATCAGAGGATGTGTTTATGCGAAAGTATATGTTGACTAAACAACCTAAAATTAGTAAATTAAAAGTCAATAATTACTATGAGTTGTAAAAAAATATATTTTTATGAAATAACAGCAACTCTGGAGGAAGAATTTGATTCTGTTGAGAAAGCAACAAATCAAAGGGATGCTAGTGATAAAGCAGTTATTAAAGAAATAACTGGAAAAAATTTACAGCATTCCATAATTAAAAAGGAGGAGGATAGGAATGAACCTAACCAATGAACTTCCTAGATTGTATGGGAAGCTACAAAAATGTCATAACAACATCATGGCTACTGTTGATGGCAGATTATGTACTAATACAATTCAGGATTACGTTGAGTACAAACAATTAGTAAGAAGGATTGTTGAAGCTCAAAATAAAGAAGCAAAAATTATTTACGAAAGATAAATAATATTTAAAAAAACAAATAGAAAGGAAGGCTATTAATGTCTGCAAAAGAAAAAGACCCCAATAAACTTAAAATAGATAAACATATTGGGATTAAAATAAGAAACAAAAGAGTTGAAAGAAAACTAAATCAAACAAAGATTGGAAATGTATTAAATGTTACGTTTCAACAAGTTCAAAAATATGAAAAAGGCACAAATGGAATAAGTCCTTTAGGTCTTATTTTGTTGTGTGAATTTTTTAAAGTTCCAATAACATATTTTTTTGAAGGTTTTAACTTCAGAACTTTTGAAAGTAATATTACTTATCAAGACAAATATCCTGAAATTCATAGGGGTAATCAAGTTAAGAATGAAAATTTATATCCCAATCCAAATTCTTATATGGAATTAGATAAAACTTGGGTATTAAAATCAAAACTCAAAGATGCCTTGTTAATTGAAGATACACTAAAAAAACAAGAAAAAGATAGATACTTTGATCTAATAAATAGAAGAAAGAAAAATTAATATTATGTCATTGGGTCATTCATTTAAAAAATATGATTGGCTCAATGATTTAACATTAAGGGATCACCAAACAAATAGGCTAGATGAACTAGCCAATCTTTATAATAAAACTAAAAATAAAAAATATTATGATGAGTGGTTTAAATTAGTAAAAAAAACCATGAAACAACTTAGGTCTTAACTTCATTTTCATAAGTTTTATCATCAGCATCTTTACGCATACATTCATAGTGAGCATGACCAGATTGAAAAAAACTTACAAAGCTATCTGTGTTCAAAATTTCTTCTCCGCAATATTTACAACTTCCAACTAATGTTATGATTTCTTTTTTTTTATTCCAATTCTTTCTATGTTTTCGCATAGTTAGGTCTTTTACCTTTTCTTGGTTTTCTTTCAGCTTGTTTTTTTCTTCTTACAGCAGCAGACAATTCGCTTTTCGTCATTGATCTAACCTTTGCTATAGGTAAACACTTTGGATAGTTTCTTCTTTTCTCACCTTTTGATCTACCACATGGGGGATATGACCCATCTGATCTTCTATTGGCTACATCAACCCATTTTTGTTGTGTCCACTTTCTTAAACTCATCTTTTTCTTTTAGTTTTTTTTCTGCCTACTTTGCCTTTGCAATATTTACTTGCCCACATATTTGCGTAGGCGGAAGGGTACACCTTAAATTTTCGTTTAGCAGCAGCTTTTCCAGCAGCACATAACTTAGCCATTATCTAACTCCTTTAAAATTTTAATTTTTTCTTCTGCATTAGCAATTTTTTCTACAAACTTATCTACTTCTTGAATGTGTTGTGGGTGTTCGCCAATACCAACACTATTACTAAAATAGATTTTTATTGTTGCTTCAGCTTCAGAGATTTCAGCTTCGTATTTTTTTTCTAATGCTTTTATAATTAAATGCTTCATCCTCTGTGTTTTTTTTGTACCATAAATTTAGCTGTCTTTACAGCACCTTTATGTGGTTTATATGTGCCTTTCATAAGTTTATAAGAACTACCCTTTTTCATCCAATGAAATCCTTTGGGAGCTTTTACTGACTTCATCATACTTTTCTTCTCTTTCTTTTTTTAAGTGCTTTAAAATCAGCACCAGTTATTTTATCAAATGGAGCAGCCATTCTTGCTATCTTCATTTGTTTTTTACTATACTTTTTATTTTTTCCTTTTGGCATATTT